TATCTTCATCTATATCATAACCATGATACTTTCTACTGACATTTGTTTCTACATCAAAACCATAGTCTTTAAAATCTTTGTATAATTGTTCTACTAGTGATGTTGTTGGTACAATGATTAAAATATTGTTGTTTATCATATTCATATAGTGCCTGCATAACATATAGATGATGAGTGATTTACCAGAGGCAGTAGGTGATAAAACTAGTCCTCTTTCATATTCTAGTGCAAACTTGAAAGCGTTAATTTGATAGTCCCTCGGAGTGATAGACAGATCGTAAGACTCGATTAAACCGTCTATATCGGCGGCTATGCCGCTGTTATATGCAAGGATTTCACTAGATTCAACAATATGTACATCTTTCTTCTTACACCAGTCTTTTAAGTAAGGATACAATCCAACATATAATTGACCTGTAGCATACGAGTATAACCGTATTTTACCATCCCAAACTCTATTACGAAATTGAGGTGTAAACTTGTAACCAGGTACTTCAAACGAGAAATAATCTGATAACTCTCTACGGATACTTGCGTCTGCGTCAATACGTAGGTACACGTCATTGACCTTGTCAACTATGATGTTTTGCATTTTAGATTACGCCAGATGTAAATTTACGCCAGTCTATAGCGTTCTTTATTTGAAAGCCACGATTAGAAATAATCTTAACCGTTCTATCTAGGTAGTCAACAACACTTTGTATATAAGTTACTTTTTGTTCTAACTTAATAAGCTCGTCATCTGATTTAAGATATTTGTCAACGTCTGGTTTAAGAAGTTTAATATTAAAAGGTTTCTGTTGATAGACACTAGGGTCTGCCTTACCTGTATAGTATTCCCACTTCTCTCTTGTTAATCTAGCCAAATCTTGTTCAGCCTTCTTTAATAGATTAGTGTATTGATTATGAAACTTCATATATTTGTTATGAAGTTGTGGTGTCTTTAATGATTCTAAATCAAGTTCAGTATCATTTATCTTTAGGTCTTTGTCGGCGAGTGCCTGTAGTTCGTCAAATGTCATAATATCTCCATTATATTGTTATAGTATATATTAAGTTAATAAGTCTTCTTCATAAACCTTCTCAATACCTTTTTTTAATTCTACTTGCATCCTTTTATCTAATTCATCTGGCGACACATAATTAGGATCGTAAAATTCTTTTAGTTCAGGAAATACATCAAACAAATGTGATTCCCATTTTGTGCCTACATAATATCTATCTTGTTGTAACAAGTATTGAAACGTGTCTTGTATATTTACATCGGGATCAGGTTTCTTTTCTAATGCAGCTACTATGTCAGGTAACTTTGCATATTTTATTATTAGATCATCTTTTATTTTTTTAGGTAAATTGTGTACTGCAAAGTGTTTAGGGTTTTCTAACATTGCCCAATTGATTTGATCTATTACAGGATTGTCCATACACCAATCTACAACTTCGTAAAATCTCATAACACTTAAAAAAGAAACGAGACCATTAAAATCTACAACTGCATTAGGATATTTTTTTACTTGTTCTATATTATCAACTAGTTCAGGCCAATCTGTTCTTCTTCTCATGTACTCAATAGTTTTACCTATACCATCTACAGAAGCAACCATAGTTACAAGTTTAAAATGAGGTATAAATTTAAATATATTATGTTTACCTCTGGCCATTTTAGTCATGTTTGTTTGAAACTTGATTATAATATCTTTTGAATCACCACTATCTATTAGAGCCTGTAACATCTCATATTGTCTTTTCATAATAAGTGGCTCACCACCTATAATTTTTATACTACGTGTATAAGGTGCTAACTCTAGTATTTGTTCTATTGATCCAGGTGTATTATCTTCTAATACTTTTTTCAGCTTAGGACCTACTAACTTATATTTTGATTTTAATTCGTTTGACTCTTGTATCTGTATACCTGCGTTTTCTTCAGTCCATACTTTTTGATTCCATACACCACTTTCTGCTACTTTCATTCTTGTGGTTGAATTAGCATGAAGGCACATAAAACAATCTAAATTACATTCTGAACCATATATTTTTAATTGTATTTCTAAAACCCTTCTATCAAGCTTGTATTCACCTGTCTTTCTAAATCTGTCTGCTATATGCTCAATGTCATCCCAAAACACATGGTTGTTTGTATGTATTTTTAAGCAATTTGTTCTTCTGGACCTACCATATTTTTCTTCATCTGTAACACATCTTTTACAAAATTTCTTTACAAACTTTAGATCAGAACCTGGCGTTGTCATTTCTTCTCTTAATACATTCATATAAGCACTTCTATTCATCCAGTCTTTTAATGAAGTATTTTTTATAGTACTAACTTTATCAGCTTCTGCAAAACAACACGCTTGGTATCTACCATCTATTTCATTGTATAATTGTGTAAAAGGTATACCACAAAAAAATATTTCTTTACTTTTTGCTTGTTCTACTATTGATCCTTTTTCAGCTGCTTTCTTTTTACCAAGCTCTGACATGTGTTCAGGACGCCACCATTCTGTAGTGTTGACGTTACCTGGCATTGATAGGTCGCCAGGACCACCTCTTGTCATGTAATCAGGAAGTTTTAAATCTTTAGGTCTTACTCTTACGGTCATAATAAAATATATATGTTATAATTAACTAGTAGTTTCTATTGTAGTGCTACCACCTACATTTGCAAACTCATAAATTTTGTATTCAAACGTTACATTTGCTGTCAAGTAGTTTACATCTGTTGCCTGTTGATTGAAATCTAAACCTGATAATGATATAGGATATAAATCTCTAAATCTAATCTCTAAATTAGAATTGTTTTTACTTGTTAATACAAACAACGTAGCGTCTGAATATAAACCACCTTCGTCTTGTGTGGCCTTTTTTATTTCACCTAATTCTTTACTAGTACCTACATTTTCAGTTGTAGGAAATCTATCTGTAGCTGCACCTTGTACGTTTTGAAATTGCTGATAGTTTTTAGGGAAACCAACTCCAGTTAACCAACCATGTATCTCTCTATAGTTTTCTAAATTTTCATCAACTAAAAATTGTATGTTCAATGTATCATATTGTAATCTATCACCAGGTAGTGGTATATCTTTTAGAGGTGTGATTTGTTCAGCAACACCTAATGAAATACCAGGTAAATTAGCAGTAGTTATAAAAAATTCTACTTTAGGAAGTTTGATTATAGAAAATTTAAACTTTGTAGGCTCTGCGTAATCAAACTTTGTAGGTTGTCTTGTGTATGAGTTTGTGATTGTCATACAGCTATTTATATGAAATTTACTTAGGTTTAGGTAGAGGTATTATCGTCTTTTCGTCTACCTCTTCCCATTCTTTAGTTTGGGCTTCTGTCTTTAGTTTCTTTTCGGTTTCTGTAAGTACAGATTGTTCCTTTTCAGCGTTATCAAGTCTTTGTTCTATCTTCTCTAATGCGTTAGGTTTAGGGTTTAGATAGTTAAGTCCTAGTTGAAGGAAGTAAAACAATGCTGTTAATAAGAATAGTCCTGCTAAAATTGGTTTCATATAAAATGGTTCTTTGTAAATTATTATCTTTTCACTATAAAACATACTATTATTTATGTCAAAAAAAAGGGCGCCGAAGCGCCCTTTTCTAATTTGTTTCTCAACAAATATTACATGATGTTCGTAACTTGAACACGTCTGTAGTATCTGTTAGCGTTGATATTACCAACACCGTCAGCAGTAATGTTGCCAGAAGCACTCGCACCAGCGAATGGGTTAGCTACCATACCGTATCGTGTTTTGAACCCGATTTTCGGTTGGAAGTTGTCCTGACCTACTGCTCTAACCATTTGTAGAGGTACATATGGGCAGTAGAATAAACCTGCGTCATATGGAGAAGTTCCTTTGTAACCAACAACGTAGTATTGTTTAGTAGGTGACGCATTGCTTGCCATGTTAGCAGCATATGGGTCAATGTAAACTTTATACTTACCATTTAATACACCAGCAAAAGTATTACCTGTGTCGTCAATGTTTAAGTTGTTGTTTAATGCAGGAGTGTAATCCAAAACACCCGCCATTTGTAATGCAGAGGCAACATCTGAAGAACA